CAGGTAGCTGGTTGTCCTTCATAGCGGAAGTCTTTTTCCTTGGTTTTAATCTTGCACCCAATTAGGATGCCAGACTCATCATAGTAGTGGAATCGTAGTACGTCACCATCTTTGTAGATCTTGTAATGTTGACATACTTTCTCAGAGATGTTCCGCTTATTCAGTCGTGTGGCGGAACCTTTGAGCTGTACATTGGTGGACATTTTGTGAGTGTGAACAACTTCTTCGGTGTGACCGTAGCTATTGCAAGCAAAGCAAAAAGTATGGCCATCAGAATACAATGAATTTGCATCTGATGAGCCACACGTATCACACGGCAAGTGCCGCACGAACTCGCTTTCGGATGTCTGCGTAGGTTCGTGCTTGTGCATCGTGATAATCAAACCATGAATCAATTGCTCGGTAGAACCCTTCAATCAATGCATCAGCTGTAGCAGGGTTCTCTGCATCTACATCTGCTAGGAAGTCACTGAATTGTTCGGCGTAAAAGTCAGCTGTGCCGTCTTCTAGGTAAGCCATTCTAGTGGAATCGAGTGGAATGCACACCAAGGAAAGCCGTGTTTCTCAGCCCACTTGGCGTAAGTAGTTTTAGATCCTTTGTAGATCTTGTTAAAGGGAGTTTGAAAGACGAACCGAATATCTAATTCGGGATTTGCTTTCTTCACTGCTTTCATCTTCCTTCGGTCTTCCTCGCTGAGGTGACCCTTGGTCTCTAGAAAGACACCATTCGGTAAAAGAAAGTCGGGTGTGTAGTTGCATTCAAGTACGTAAGGAACTTTTTTAGATTCGTATTCGTATTCAACTCCCAGCTCAAGAAGAAGGTCAGACACCTTCTCCTCAAGACCGGAGCGGAATTTCATCAGAAATCGTCGTCGTCACTAGCTGCGTCATTGAGCGTTACGTTAGGCTCAGACGCTTTGAAACCTTTTGTTTGACCAAAGAGAGCTGCCACTTCAGTTTCATCAAGGTCGCCTGTGTCAACACCTGCAGAGGAGCCAACAGAGACCACCTGTATACCGACAAGCTTAAGACTTGTGCCGTAGGTGACACCATCACGGAGGATGTAAGGCTTCTGCCTGAAGGCAAGCTTAACACGACTCCCGCTGTAGATGGGTGTGTTCTCATCAGAGATAACTGTCCCTTCAGTATCCACCACGGGCGGCTTGGTTTCTTCATTCCAGCTGAACTTAACTTTGTACTGACCATCAGACACCTCTTCCCAAGGTTCGGGCTTCAGTGTAGCACGCTTAGGATTCTTCAGTTTAGATTGCGCCCACTTGATAGAGTCTTCACGATCTTCTTCAAGCTTCTCAACAAGTTCCTTATCGACAATAGCTGACAAGGAATAGCCAAACTTACTTGGCTTCAGTACAGCCTGATAACCTTCAAGGACAACAGGCTGTTGGGTAACGTGGATGGATTGTGCCATTAACAGAAAAAGTAGGTTGATTCGATAACGGATTCCGGTTCAAGGTCTCCAACTATCGGTGGTTCGGTCTCCGCACCTATGTGTGATGCGAAGTCCCGCAGGTAGTCATGCTCTGCAAACAAGTGCATGTAGGTTTCTCGTACAATGGAGGACAAGGTAGACATGTCCGTTGCACGACAAAGCACAGAATCGTGGATAAGAGCAATGGGTGCGTCAAAGCGTAAGACACTCAAATGTAGCAGGCTAGCATCTAAACTGTGGATCAGGTTAGGAGCTGTTGCGTTCTTGTGGTGGTTGAGATCAACCTCATCAGAATCATCAACTGCTACCCTGATCTGACACCTACCTAACAACTGTAGATCAAGAGATACTACAAGCTTCTTGTTGAGCTTTTGATGAACAACAAACCCAGATGGTGTTGCCCATTCAAGGAATTCCTTACCAGCTTTGATTGCATTAGCAACTTCTTGCTCAATCCAACTCATTACAGCCATAGGACCAGGTACGACAACATCCATGGCATTGCGTACAGCTTTGACTGTTTTAGTCAGATCATCCTTACTAATCTCTACACCTTTTTCAGCTAGTGCGTCTCTGATGTACCCACGATTAGAGAAAGGTTTAGCATTGTAAGGAACGGTCATAACGACCCTTTTGACAGTTTTTCTATCCATGTAAGGTTGGATAGACTCAGGACAATGAGGAGTAGCTTCTTCAGCAACTACCTTGTATGCATCCTGTGGTTTATCACCAGGTAGAACGTTTACCAGACGTGCTGTGGACTTATCTCTAGCCAATCCTGCGAGGATTTGTAATCCTGAACAGGTAGCATCAGTTGCCACCATAAGCCTAGTAAACTGCCTAGTAGGATTGATAATCGTAGAATAATACTCCTCCGCAGCAGCTAGGAATTGCCAAGGCTCTTCAACATTCTCCCATAAAGGTAAGTTAACAACAGGATCTGTTGCTATGAGTGTGAACAATTCATGGTTGTTCTTTGCCCATTCTAGTCGCTCAGCCATCGGTGCTTTATCAAGACCGAATGTAGTAGCTACTTGAAAGGCTAACCAGTCTTCAGCTTCAGGAGTTACATAAGACCCATCAGCAAATACTAAAAGACTTTTTCCAAAGTCTGTATCTTGAGGAGTAAGGAAGGCAGGAATAGGATAAGCTCTTCCTCTATAGTCAAAAGACCACGGGATGTAGAATCTGTCTACGTCCTTGAATCTATTCACTGCCTCCATAGTCATCCGAGTACGACAAGATTTCTTAAACTCTTGTGCATTCAGATTCATAGTCTCCGCCGCTGCTCTTCGATATGCTTTACGAGACTCTTTGTTCTCTGCAATATCTACTGGCTTTGGTGGTAACTCATGGTTCACAATAGGGAGGAACTTACCAACAGCTCGTTCCAATCTATCTAGTTCTTCCGCTACCTCCACAATGAATGGATTAAGAGTGAAGGCAACCTTCTGAATCTTGTTCAGAAAGTTGATTGGTGTTTCTCCCTGTATACATAAGGGATCGCCCCTGCGCACCAGATCATGACCACGCATCACCTCATTGAGGATGTAACCACCAGCTCTTGCGTTTGTCCAATCATTAGGCTCAATTAACATTGGCCAAGCAAGAGGAGCGAACAGCTCAGCATCCTTCATCACCTGATCTTTAATCGAGATGAACTCAGGTGTAGGTACTACATAGTTGACACGTTTACGCCCATCTTGACGTGTCTCCCTTGTAAACCAATTAGACACCTCAATGATGCAATCGAGAAGCCATGAACCTAACCTAATACGATTAGCCCTGCCCCATGGTTGCCACTGTTGAATGTCACTACGATTCATCAATGTTTGAATCACTGTGAGCCGTTGTTCAGTACCACATGACTTGTGCCAGTAGTTCTTCTTCAGTGTCTCCAATAGACCAGGTGCGCACCGTTCATAGTAACGCATCTGACACTCAGCCTCAACAGCTGAGCCAATGCCATCACATACTGATTGCACTTGATCACTACCTTCCTTGTAACTAAATACTTTATCGAAGGTAAGTTTGAGTGCAATAGCAGCAGCAGCTAAAGGTTCAAGCTGACTGATGTATTGAGCTATGTCCTTGAATGCAACACCATTCTTACCCTCATGGATACGTTTGCTTGTATCCTCCAATCTTTTAACAAGAATAGGAAGGAGAATGTCAATAGACGCAATACCATACACAGTAGCTGATGCATAGCTCTTTTGCTGTAGTGCGTCCGTGTTATCCCTTAATCGCTTGAGTCCTTGACGTATTTGGTCACGCTCAAGCTGCACCTGTTCATCAATCTGAGCAGGTGTAGGCATTAGTTATCCTCCACATTGATGGGAAACTCTACCTCATCAAGGCATACGCAATCAGCAAGCTCAGGATATTGCTCACTGAACTCCTCGTTGAACTGTTCAATGGTAATGATGCTCATTCAAAATCTCCGGTAGGTGGAATCAGAAGGTGAATAGACTCGTGATCACAGACAACAAACTCTCTATCTGCACTATCCATTAGCTCGCTTACCTTACGTTGAGCAGCTGCACGTTGCCGATACACATGCTCGCTTACCTTACGTGTCTCAGGGTCAGTAACACGAATGATACAGCACACAGACGATGGCAGCTCCCAACCGCCTACCTTCCAAGACATAACCTCTTCAAAGGTGTGCTGCTCGAACAAATCATCAGGTGCGTCCTTGTACTCTTGCCAGTTGTTGTCAAAATACTTCTTCTTACCACTCATCAGTTTGCCTCACATTTAACAGTTGATCGTTGCGTTCACGGGACAACTCTAGAGCCTTCCATGCGGCTTGCTCAGAGTCGGGTGCTAGTAAATACCAAACACCTGAACGAAGGGTGATCTCGTACTCACGAAGACCCTTATGAGTTGTGTACATTTGTCGTTAAGTGAATGAACAAAGAGACCGAATGTGTAGCCACAAGTATACACAGCAGCGATACTTGCAGCCACTATGAGTGTGAAAAACTGTAGGTATTGTCCTACAAGTACGTCGCTGGGCAGCTTCATTTGATGCGTTGTTCGTAACGTGTGACAGCAGAGTTAGCGCGTGAATACACAGCAAGCGTAGTAAGTAAACCAACGCAGCCAATCACGGCAAGGATGATGTTAGTTTCAGTCATTCAAAGTCAAAGTAAGTGTCCAATTGTAGCCAAATCTCAGCACTTAACTGTTCAGCTAAGGCGACACGATCATACGAATCAAGATGCGCACTAGTATTTAACGCAGCATTGATACCGTCGTTGATAAGTTGTTCAAGTAATGCATCTGTCTTAAGTTTCATTCAGCAAACTCCAAAGCAAGGGATTTGAACTCATCCAACCATCCAACAATCCTGCCATACTCATCATCACTAAGATGTTTAACCATGCGGTTGTCATCCAATGCACGATTGAGTGCCTTGATTATAGGCTTGAACTCATCACTAAATGTGGGAACTTTAACCATCATTCGAAATCCTCCATCAAGTTAATAAAATCAAAGAAGTCCTCCTCTACATCAGGATCGTCATCAATACGTGACCATTCCTGTTCAATCTGTTTCATAAATTCTTCGTCAGTCATTAGTTATTCCAAAAGAAGTACGTACCGTTGCTAGTTTCAATGGTGTTGAAGTCATAACGCAGGTTATGATCCCACACCTGCTGCCAGTCTACAGCATGTGCAATGGTTTCGTTGGGAGCTTCACACATAACTTCACATACCCAATACTCAGCAAACTCTTTCTCTGCCCAGTAACCATCAGACTCATAAGAGAAAGCATCTTCAAAGTCGCTGAATGTAGTGATACCAAGATCAGTCAGCTCATCAAGAAACTCCATGATCTCTTCATGATCCCACTTCTCACCAAGGCGGTCATGCACACCATCGTACAAATCCTTGGCATCATCATCTAGCGCCTCATATTGTGCGTCCTCTGCCTCCTTTGTGGAAACATAGGTAGGGTCAAGAATCTCTTTAGCTTTCAACAGTTCAGTGTAGAAGTCAGTGAACATAGGCTTGCCATTGTCATAAACATAGCCAGCATCAATCGCTAGCTGCGTCCTTGAGACATTAGCAGTATTCTCGCTTACATAGTCAAGCAATGCTTGCCCAGTGTAACGAACAGGAGCAGAAGTAGTCACGTTAAGTAACAAACAAAGGGACAATGTAGTCAGAGAAGACTACAGAAAACCAACACATGTGTGATGGTTAAGTGTAATCATCTGGCGATGAGTGTGAACGTTAGTTAATAATTAGCAGACTCAAAATCTACATAAGCATGAGGATACATCTCACTGTATTCATCAACTAAATCCTCAGCATGTTGCTGTGTTTTTGCAACAGACAGCAACTTCTTACCGCCAAGATCATCCCAACTTAGCATGTAAACGTTGTACTTAGTCATTCATAATCTCCATCAAGTTGTGAGAGAAAGTCATAATAATCTGTTGGCCACATCTCTCTTGCTAACCAACTTGAGAACAAGTCAAATGCAAAGGTAACATCAATCATGGTTAGTGATAGGATAAACATCAAAGACTTGCTCAGGGTATACTGCAGCGCAGTCACCCATCACCCATGCCTCATCAAATGAGTCAGCATGTACATACTCAGTGGCACACACAGGTGTGTTGTAACCACGGTTATAGTTAACTTGGTAAAGCATAATGATTAAACAAACGACATCGAAGGGAGAACTTGTACACCTACTGCATCCTGACTGAATGCATTCTTGTAAGCGTTAGCTACGTCATTGATCTTGTCTGCACATGCAGAGCATACAGTCACAAGTAACGTAGGTTCGTGCTCACCTTTCCATACACCTTGGACGTGTTGTATTGTGTAACCCTCGAAGGCTACATCTAACACACCCTCAATGAATGCCTGAAGGTTGAGATCATTAACGTAACCACCGTTTGGTATGTTACGACCAAAGAATAACTGGTAAGTTTGCATAACACAAAGTAAACAACAATGCGTAGCAGTAAGCTACAGAAAAGGATCAACATGTGATCCCAAAGTGTAACTAACTGAAGGTTAATCAGCCGTGCTGAAGTGCATTCTCGTAGACACGAGTTGCATTCACAAGGTTGTTGTTAACCCAGAACCCAAGCGACATGTTGGGTTGTGCAAGCAGGTTAAGGATAGCACGACGAGACACATTGATGTAGCTGTATGCATACCCATTCTTGAAATCGACACAAGCAGTGCCACGAATAGGATCAACAAGCAGACAACGAATGGCAGAAGAAGTGCGATCAGTAACGTTGAAGCTGAACATGTAAACAAAAGACAAGTGGATAGGTGCGTCTTAGCGTATCGCTTCCACCGCTACAACAGACGCATGAAGCCATGAGCAAACTTGTATACCGCCTGTGGCTCGGCGGTGTGGTGCTCACCCTTCTCGGCGTGACACAGCTGGCACATTGAGTGTACCCTAACCCAACCCCTGGAATCCCACTCG